GCAAGGGACACGGCTGCAATCGCCGTGACTGTCGGCAGCGCTGTTTCGGCGTCGCTTGCGGCCACCGAGGCCGCAGACGTCGCCGCGATCCTTGCAAGCGCAGCGCACACCGCCGCGCTGGCGGGGACAGAAGCCGCAGACGTTGCGGCCTTTGTCGTGACGGCGGCGCATGTCGCAACCTTGGCGGCGGTTGAAGCGCCCGATACGGCGGCTATTACAGCCTCGATTGGGAACGTCACCACGGCGGCGCTCGCTGCCACGGAAAGCCCGGACGTCGCGGTAATCGCGGCGAACGCCTCGCATGTCGCAACGCTCGCCGCAACCGAGGCAGCGGACGTCGCGGCGTTCACAGCGCTCTTGGGCTTGACGGTTTCTCTTACGGCCACGGAAGGCCGGGACGTGGCAGCGCTCGCGGCCAGCGTCTTTTCTCCCGCAGGCCCGCGCCGTCGTTCGCGCGTGCGGCCGTTCAATACGCAAACGGCACGGCGTCCGCCGTTCAATACGCAAGCGGCACGGCGTCCACCGTCCATACAGGCGCGGGTGAACTGACATGGGTTACCGGTTGATCACGCCGCCCGCCGCATTCCCGGTCACGCTGGCGGAGGCCAAGGCGCAATGCCGCGTGGATCACGCCGATGATGACGCTATTCTCAATCGCCTGATCGCGGCGGCGACAAGCTACCTGGACGCGCGGGCTGGGGTTCTCAACAGGTGCCTTATCAACCAGACATGGGAACTCACGCTCGATGCGTTCCCGCTCAATGAAATTCAAATCGACCTAGGTCCGGTTCAATCCATCGTCGATGTCAACTACGACGACCCGAGCGGGGCGGCGCAGTCCCTTGTGGTGACAAGCTATATTCTCGACGCCGCAAGCCCGACCGCGTGGGTTGTGCCTCAGGACGACTGGCCAGCGACGATTGAGGCGGTGAACGCGGTTCGCGTGCGGTTCATCGCGGGTTACGGCGGCACGTCGGCTGCCGTGCCGGACGCCATCCGCCATGCGATCCTTATGCTGGTTTCGCACTGGTACGAAAACCGCGAGGCGGTGGGACAACCGCAAGCAGAATTGCCCATGGCGGTTTCGGCGCTGCTTGCGCCGTATCGCGCCATTCTCGTTTAAAACCGAAAGGAGCCGAAGATGGCAGACCGTGCAGTACAGGCCGCTTTCGCCGAGGGCGGGACGGTGATGACCTTTCATAACGCCGACGCCGCGGGCGATAAATTCGTCTATGCGGCAGACGTCTGCATCATCGTGCGGAACAACCACACTGCGGCGCAGAGTGTGACCGTAAACGTTCCGCCGACCAACACGTCGGTAGATGATCGCACCAAGGGCACGCTCGCGAAGCAGAACATCGTCCTGTCTGTCCCGGCAGGTGGTCAGGTTGTTATCCCGCCGCTTCCCATGATTTTCCGCAATGGCGGCGATCTTGGCAAGGTAAGCCTTACCTATTCCGCCGTCACGGCCTTGTTTGTGGCGTTCGTGAAGGTGAAGAAGTAATGACCAAGACAGGCGATCTCGATGATCGCCTCACTATCGAGCGCGCCGCCGTCACGTATGACGAATTTAACGGCGCGGTCGAAACGTGGTCGGCGCTCACCACCGTCGCTGCCGGAAAGACCGACTTGTCAGACCGTGAATTGCTTGCGGCGCAACAGGTCGGGGCCTCGATGCAATCTAGGTTTGTGATCCGATCTTCGGTTTTGACCCGAACCGTTACCGCCAAGGATCGGCTTTTGTACGGTGGCGATGTCTGGAACATCGCGGGTGTCAAGGAGATGGGCGGGCGCAACCGCTTCCTTGAAATCACGGCGGCCCGGAGGGCGGATTGATGAAAGTCAGCATGCGCGTAGAAGGCTTCAATGAGCTTGAATCCGCGCTGCTTGACATGAGCCGCGCCACCGCTCGGAACGTCGCTATCCGGGCGCTGCGGCGCGCGGCGGAGCCTATTCGCGAGCAAGCGGAAAGGCTGGCCCCGGTTCGGCAAGGCAACCTCGCGAGAAGCATTGTCGCATCCCATCGCGTTAAAAACCGCGTCGGTAAGGCGGAGTACGCCGCCGCCATGGCGGGCGGTCTTGGCAAGGACGCGGCGGTAAGCGCCATGCGCGCCGCCCGCCGCAGCGCAAAGGGATCGTCTTCCATTGTCGAGATGCACGTAGGGCCTCGCACCGGCGTCGGCGTGATCCGTTACGCGCACCTTATTGAATTCGGCTCAAGTCAAATGCCAGCGCAGCCTTACATGCGGCCCGCGTGGGATGGGCAGAAGGACAACGCCTTGGCCCGGTTGAGAGATGACCTCGCCACCGAAATCAAGAAGGCCGTCGCCCGCGCCGAACGCCGCGCCGCCCGCGCCGCCGCAAAAGCTGCCCTCAAGGCATAGTCATGGAAGAAGAGCTGATCGCGCTCTTGGTGGCCAACGCCGGGGTGAGCGCCCGTCTGTCTCAGCGCGTCTACTTCGGCCGAAAGCCGCAAGCCGAAGCAGCGACGCATTACGCGGTGCTAAGCGTCATCAGCCTTGATCGATCATATGACATGCAGGGGAACACCGGGCATGCGGCGGCCCGCGTTCAAATCGACGTGTACGCTCCGGCTTACAAGGACGCCAAGGTCACGGCGCGGGTAATCGACGCCGTTCTCAGCGGTCACAGCGGCGGAGTGTTTCAGGGCGTGTTCCTTATGGCGCAGCGCGACCTGACCGAAATGGACGCCGGGGATGTCAACCCGCTGTTCCGCATTTCCTCAGACTACATGATCCACTACACCGAATAGGAGACGGGCGATGTCTGACGCTATGATTGGCTATGGCACGCTACTCGCGATCTCGCGAGACGGCGGCCTGAATTACACCACGCTTGCCGAGGTGTCGAACCTCCCGACTCCGCCGTCGTCGAATGTGGACATCATCGATGTCACGCACTACGGCTCGCCGGATCGGACGCGCGAATTCGTGGTGGGCTTGATCGATCCGGGCGAATGCCAGTTTGATTTGAACTTCATCCCCGGGAACGCAACCGACGTGTTCCTTGAGGAAATCAATGCGTCCGGGGAAGTGGTCCGCGTGCGGATCACGTGGCCGAATTCGTGGCAGTGGGTCTTCGACGGCATCGCAACCAACTACACGCCTTCGGCCCCCATCGATGACAAAATGACTGCGAGCTTCACGATGAAGGTGACCGGCTCGAAGACGATTGGGCTGGCCACGTAATGAAGCCGACAGAGGTGACGTTTGAGGCGGCCGGGAAAACGTACCGGCTGTGCTTCTCCATGAATGCGCTTTGCGCGATTGAGGAGGCGACCAGCTCGGCTGTGTCCGATCTTGACCTCAATCGGCTGACCACGGTTCGGCTGTTCGTGTGGGCGGGCCTTCAAGACCACCATCCCGAGGTCAAGGACGTCAAGGACGCTGGGGTGATCCTGGACGCCTTGGGAGTCAAGGCCGCAGTCGAGCTTGTGGCGGGCGCGCTTGGCGCGGCAGTGTCAGTGGAGGATGGTGGAAACCCTCCTACGGCGGCGGCCGGTTCCTGACGCAACTTACCGAATGGTGCGCAGCGGGTTTTGACCCGGCGCACTTCTGGAACCTGACGCCGCGCGAAATCGCGGCGTGCATGGAGGGCGCGCGCCGCCGTTTTGAGCGGGAGCAACAGCTTGCCGCATGGACCGCATGGCATGGCGCCGCGCTTTCCCGCGTGAAGAAAATGCCGAAACTGGAAACGCTGATTCCTTCCAAGCGCAAGAAAAGCCAGACGCCGGACGATATGCTTGCCGCCGCAATGCGTTGGCACGCGCGGCTGAACGCCAAGGGGTGATCTATGCAGGCGACTGTCGGTTCTCTACGGGTAACGCTTGGGCTTGACAGCGCCGCGTTCGAGCGTGGCGTCGCCAACGTCAAGCGAGAGGCAACGGGCCTTGCGGGCGTTCTTCAAGGGATCGACCGGAAGATAAGCGGGTTCGGCGCGGCGCTGGCAGGCGGGCTTGCCGCTGGCGGCCTTAGCACAGCCGTTGCGCAACTTCGGGCAGCGATCACCACCATTGGCGATATCGGCGACCGCGCCGCCGCGCTGGGCCTCACCACCGATCAAATCCAGAAGTTGCAGTATGCCTTCGCCTCTACGGGCGTCGCGTCCGACGAATTTAATTTGGCGATGGATCGCTTTGTGAACGCCGTCGGCGATGCGCAGCGTGGCACCGGCGCGCTCAAGGATATCTTCGACCGCTTCGGCGTAAGCCTCACCAATGCGCGCGGCGAACAGAAGTCGGTGAATGAGCTGTTTGCCGATTTTGCGGAAGTCCTCAAGAACTCCAAGGACGCGCAAGAGCGTATGAACATTGCGCA